GGAGAAGACAATAAAATTAATTTCCAAAACATCAATGGCATCAGTGGTATCTTTGGAAAGAACTTCTCAGGCAAGTCGTCCATCATTGACTCGATCTTGTTTACTGTGTTCAACACAACCAGCAAGAATGAGCGCAAGAATGTAAATGTCATCAATCAGAATCGAGATTGGGGCGAAGGTAAGGCTACTATCTCTATTGGAGACAAGGTCTACACAATCCATCGTAAGTTGACCAAATACGAACGCAAGACAAAAGATGGTCTTAGCACAGAAGCCAAGACAGAAGTTGATTTCTCTGTCTATGATCCTATTCTTGACACAACCACATCCCTAAATGGAACCACAAGAAACGAAACAGACAATAACATTCGTCGTCTTCTTGGCACCATTGATGATTTTCTAATCTCATCTATGTCTTCTCAGACAGGTGCTTTGGCTTTCATCAATGAAGGTTCAACAAAGCGTAAAGAAATCATTGCAAAGTTTCTCGACCTTGAAGTATTTGATAAAAAGTTCAAGCTTGGGAAGAACGACTCTCTTGGCTCTAAGGCTCTTGTAAAAAAGTTAGAAGGTCATGACTATGAAAAAGAAATCAAAGAGGCTACAGAGGCAGTAGAAGTCTATAGAACACACATTTCTGAGACGGAACTGGAAGAAGAACAGATAGAACTTTCTCTATCTGATACCAGAGAACTTCTGAATGAAGTTTCTCAAAAGATTTCTGACATTCCAACAGAAGCAATTGACATCCTTTCGGTGCAGACAGAACTAAAAAAGTTAAAAAATCAAACTTTTTCTTTGTCTCAGAAGCTCGTTGAGGAGTCGAGGATACTAAATAGTGAGCGAGAACGAGTTAGCAAGATCGCAGAGCTAATCGAACATCTTGACTATAATGCTCTCGCATCATCTTTGGAATCCATTAAGGACTCTGAAGAACAAATCAAAAATCACACTGACAGATTGGAGATTGCGCTACAGAAAAAGAAACTACTTGAAGACATTCCTTGCGGTTCCTCTTATCCTACTTGTAGGTTCATCCGTGATGCTCATGTTGCAACAGCAACCATTCCAGAAATGGAAGGCAAAATTGGTGAACTCGAAGTTGTTCTCAAAGATCTCAATCCAGAGGTTGTTCGAGATCACCTTGACAAGTATCGTAAGCTTGAAGAAAAGCGCGGCCAAACCGAGATTCACATTCGTGATCTTACTTTGTCGATTGAGAGAAACAAGGTAGCCCTCGAAAGGCTCAACAGCACAGCAACGGAACTTCGTTCAAAAGAACTTGAGTATGAAGAAAACAAAGAAGCAATCGAAAATCTCGAAAGGCTATTAAAGGAGAAAGAACAACATGCCACGCAAATCAAATCACTTGAAGAGAAAGCTCGAAGAGCTAACCGAAAGAAGATTGATCTTTATAAACTATATGGTTCAGAAGAGCAGCGACTCGAAAACATCAAAGAACGAAGACTAGAGTATAATAATCTCCAGTCCGAGTACGCATCTTATGATCTCTTCTTGAGATGTATGCACTCTAATGGCATCGCTTACGATGTCATTAAACAGAAGCTACCCATCATCAATGAAGAGATCTGCAAGATTCTTTCAAATGTTGTTGACTTCGAGATCTTTTTTGAAACATCTGGAAACAAGTTCGAGATTTACATTAAGCACCCCAAGCATGAAGCCAGACCAATTGAAATGGCATCTGGTGCAGAGAAATCTATCGCTGCTATGGCTATTCGACTTTCTCTCTTGTCAGTCTCATCTCTACCAAAGGGTGACTTGTTTATTCTCGATGAACCCGGAACAGCACTCGATGAAGAAAACATGGCAGGCTTTATTCGGATCTTGGATCTAATTAAGGTGTATTTCAAGAATGTTTTGCTTATCTCTCATCTCGATTCTTTGAAAGATTGTGTAGATATGCAAATCGTGATTGACAAACATAAAGGATTTGCCAAGGTTAACCAATGAGTAACGAGTTTGATTTTGTGCCTCCTTCCGAGGCACCCCCTTCTTTCAATCAAGAGAAAGACCACTTCCACGAAGAAGTAGAAGCGGAAGATTTCGGCATGGTTGAGGACTTCGGTTTACAAATGGAGTATTCCGATGAAGACCTCCTTCCCGAAAACACCGCTCCTTCATCGTTGAATGTTGGATTTGTGGGTGTCGGTGGTGGTGGCAATAAAATGGCTAATGCCATGATTGAGCTTGGGTTTAACAAAACACTTCTTGTCAACAGCACAGGCAAAGATATTCCAAAGAATGTCGAAGAAGAACACGTTGTTTTGATCCCAGACTCAGATGGAATTGGCAAAAACATCTCCTATGGTAAAGAAGTTCTTTCACAGAACGGTGCTATCGTAGAAGATGCTTTGAGAATCAAACTTGGAAAAGTAGATTGGCTTTTCGTATTTGCAGGCGGTGGCGGAGGAACTGGTTCTTCTGTTGCTGCCTTGCAGCCTGTTTTTGAACGTTATCTACAGTCTGTCCAAGCCAGTGGAAAGGTAGTCTACATTATCTCTTGGCCTACAGCACAGGAAAATCTCAATCCAACAATCGCTCGCAATGCTCTCTCGTTGTTGAATGATGTGTCTGATTATCCACACATTGTCTTGGACAACGAAAGATCAACACGTTTGTTGAGAGGCAGAATAGGAATGCTTGGGATGTATCCAGTAGCAAACACACAGTTTTCCAAAATCATTGCTCAGATTCTCAAGTTATCCACAGAAGACTCACCTATTCAGTCTTTTGACTCCAAGGACTTAGAAACTTGTTTGATCAAAGATGGTAGAGCATTCATTGGCTCCACTATGATCAAAGACCCCAACACAGGTAAGCTTGGAACAACTATTATGCACAACTGTATGAACCGCTCTGCTTGTCCACCTCCAAAGGGCAAGGCGCAGGCTGGCTCACTTATTCTAGTTGTCAGCGAAGAGATGGTTGCAGACCCACGCATCTCAAAACATCTTGAATCTGCCATTGCTTATGTCGGTGGACGATGTGAGACTTTGTTCTCTGGTGTCTATGTAAGAAAGAATGTCCCCGGTCTGATTGCTATCTTGACTATGAACGGAATTGAGAAAGGAAAATAGAATGCCATACAAAACCCGAAAAGTAAAAGGCAAAGGAACTTGTGTTTACAAGAAAGAGGGCGGAAAGAAAGTTGGGTGTACCAAAGGTTCTATAAAAAAATATTTAGCTGCGCTACATTCAAATGTAGACGAAGAAATCAAAAAGGAAAACAAAACAATGAGAATCACAAAAGCAGAGTTGATGAAGATCATCAAAGAAGAGATTGATAACATGAACGAAATGGAGACAGAAGAAGAGGTTACTGAAGAACAGCCACTCAAAGAGATGGATGTTGCAAGCATGCTATCTGATCTAACACCTGATAAAATTAATGACCTTATAGTTGGACTTCAGGCGTTATATGATGTGCTTGTTAATAAAGGCGTTGGTGCTGCCGTTTTGGGTGGTGGCCTTGCTGGTGCAGCAGCTAACAAGTATATGGATTCACGAGATTCTGGTGACGAATGATGAGTCAAGAGCAGAAAGAAGCACTCCTTGACATGACCATCGAGAAGATCACTTCTCGTAAGCTATTGGTGTGGGCTGCTGCTACTGCTCTTATGTGGATTGGTAACCTAGATTCTTCGGACTGGGTTATCATTTCTGGCCTGTATCTTGGTGGACAGTCTGTCATTGATGCCATCGTACAACTAAAAGGTATGCGGTGAGACAACAAATCTTAAATTTTTTATTAAAGAACTGGAAGGAGATTACTTTGGTGATTCTCCTTTTCGTTGTTTTCGCTAAAAATTATCAAGATACCAAGAGCATCGTCGATGCACACAAGATTACTCAGAACTCTCTTGAACAACAGATCAAAGATCTAAAACAGTCTCACGAGACAGAACTTAGACTCAGAGACGAAGCACTGGAGAGATACTGGATAGAGATGGAAGATCTTCAGAGAAGATACGACGAGAAACAAAAAGAGATTGATCGCTTGACAGAAGAGCAAAAAGAAGCTATAATAAGAGAGTTTGAAAATGATAGACAAAAGATCATTGACAGATTTGTAAACACTTATGGGATTAGATATGTTGAGTAGATTATTATTGATTATGTTCTCTGTCGCTCATGGACAAGAAGGGGACTTCACATTGCTCTCGGAAGGACAAGCAGCGCCGTTCGAAGGTGTTTTGTTAAGCCCAGAGGCTTCCGCAGAGATCCTTTCAAGTCATGAGGAACAAGAAGCCAGATGTGCATTGGAGTTGGAATACCAACTAGACCTTGCAGGAACCGAGTTCAAGTTGAGAGAAGAACTGCTACAAGTAAGATTAGACACGATAGAAGACCAGCAAACTTTTCTTATTGAACAAAAAGATGAAGAGATTGCTGGTCTACACAGAATCATTGAGAAACAGTCGCCACAATACAAATGGTTTTGGTTTATTGGTGGCACTGCTCTTGGCGGAGCAATCTATTATGGAATTGATCAGGCAATAGGAAGTGCGCCATGATTGTCTCCACTCCGTATACAGAATGTTATGTGAAGAAGTCTTTCTTGTCTGGAAATCCAAACTATGGTAAAGATGAAACTATTTTTGGTGTCTTATATGGTATCAGATTTATAAGAGGCAGAGCGCCTCTTTACATAGTCTATCTTCCCTCTATGGGTGCTATGTATGATAAGGTCGATCAATGTGCCATTTTTAACAGACCGCAAACACCAGAAAAAGAAATAAGAATGAATGATGTGGCATGGTGGGATTGCATTTCAGATTATTGGCAGCTAACACAGCTACAGGGTATTCGACACATGGATGTCCAACTACAAAATAAGAAAGGCCACATTTGGGAAGGAAGTTATTTATGGACTTGTGATCCACAAAGACCAAGAGAAACCTTAGACTATGGCCAATCAGAGACTTGGCACGAACACAAAACAAAAACTTATTTCTTTGATGATCAGACTGGAGTTTTGGTTTGTGGACCAAATAATAAAATGAGGTTTCTAGATGTCTCATTGTGTCCAGAAGAACTAGAAATACCATTTTGGATGAAGGTTTATAAGGATTCTGACTCGCCTGAAAGAATCACACACGAGAGAGGCGGAAATAAACTAGGAGATACGGAGAGGTGGGATTATGAAAAATGATAATGACCCAAACTACATCGTAAAAGTTGAACAAGCCATTGCTCAGAAATTTGGCGAAGAAACAATCCAAAATCCAACCAATGGATGGGATGAGAACAAAGAAAAAGTTTATCTTGAACAAGCGCAAGAGCTTTACAAAAAACAAAAGAAAAACGATGAGTCGAATGATAAAGTTGATGTAAATGGCATAAAGGTTTCTAAAAAACTACTTAGTAGAGATTCAAAGACTGGATGCCCAGTCTGTAAAGCTTTTTCACATAGCACTCGTGATGATGTTTCATTGGTAAAGTTTGAATGCTGTTACAAATGCTACATCAAATGGGTTGAAGGTAGAGAAGAGCGTTGGCAAGAAGGATGGCGACCAAATGAAACTTGACACAAAAACATTAAGACAACTTATCAGAGAAGCAATTGATCAACAAAAAGCTGATGCTACGGTAGCTAGTGCTACTTCTAAAAAAACCGCTGGAGCCTTTAAAACGGAAATCATGAATATTCTCAAAAATATTCCAGATGATACAAATGATCTTGCGATTATTTTGAAAATTTTTGAGTTCTTTGTACAGGCAGATGAAAAACATGATTTAAATCAAAGTCGTACCATCATTCAAGCCGATCTTAACAACTTAATGAAAAAGCTTAAGCCTGATTCAGATGAAAAACCAATACAAGAAGGTTGTGGAATGTTGCCACCAGAGGCACTGCCCCACACACCAATGATGGGTGGTGGAATCAGTGATGATGATCACGAAGTCGAAATGGCTATCTCTGATCTTCACAAACTAGAAGAATACGCTCCAAAGATCTCCCAACTCGCCCAAGACTACTCAAATCTACCCGGATGGGTTCAAGCAAAAATAACTCTCGCTGCTGACTATTTAGGAAAAGTTTATCACTATTTAGACGGTAAGCATAAACAAGGAATGTAACAAATGGCAACAACTTACGAAATTATTCAAGCACTCTCTCAGGCAGCAGCAAATGTTTATGATGGTGCGCTAAATGAAGACGGCGAAATGATCAAGGCTGGTCTAGCCAGAGAAGAAGGAAATCCACTACTTGACAAGAGAGTTATGGATGGCTTTGGAGTCAAGTTTTATGGTAACATGATGTGCATTTCCTATATGTCCGAGATTACTCTCAAGGAAGTTTATGCAAACGGCTTTGAGTCCGAGATCGAAGGAAGGATTGCTGAGATTGCTAAGTTCCTAAAGAAAGAAGCCAAGAAGGTAAATGGCACAAATGTTTCTTTGACCAAGGAAGGCGAGATTGACATTCGAGTCGAGAACTCTTCTCGTGTTCGTTCTTGGGTTACTGCCAACATGCATTATAAGATTGGCGGTATGGAAGAAGTAAAGATTGTTGGCGAAGCCACAGAAGATAAGCTAGCTGCTGGATGGCAAAAGTTTATGTCTCAGGGTGGTCTAGGAACTCGCCCACCAAACGACAAAAGACCAGCGAACTCTGGTAAGAAAGACTAAATAGAAGATGAATGGCTGCTTTAACAAAAAAACAAATTCTGAAAGAACTCGTTAAGTGCGGTAAAGATCCATCTTATTTTCTTAAAAACTATGCCCGTATCTCTCACCCGATGCACGGGCTTATGTTATTTAAGACTTTCGATTATCAGGATGAACTGCTACAAGACTTTAACGATTATCGTTTTAACATTATCAATAAGGGTCGTCAGTTAGGTATTTCAACCATTACTGCTGGCTACATTGTTTGGATGATGTTGTTTCATCGTGACAAGACTATTCTTGTTATGGCTACCAAGTTTGAAACTGCTGGTAACTTGGTCAGAAAAGTAAAAAGCATTATGAAGAACCTTCCTGACTGGATCAGGATTGCAAACATCACAACAGATAACCGAACATCATTCGAGTTGTCTAATGGTTCTTCAATCAAGGCAGCATCCACTTCT